ATTTCACCAACCCGCCATTTATTTAGTGGTGCGAGTAGACGGACTTGAACCGTCACGCCTTGCGGCGGCAGATTTTAAGTCTGCTGTGTATACCGATTTCACCATACTCGCATTGGTGCCCCAAGAGAGACTCGAACTCTCACGCCGAAGCACTGGCTTCTAAGACCAGCGTGTCTACCAATTCCACCATCGGGGCATAAATATTTTTATGAACAACAATTACTACGCTAAAACTCTTTATCGTCACGCCGTCTGTGTATGCACTACAGAGGAAAAAAATTTTATTCCTCTATACAATGAAATACCAAAAGAACGCTATGAGTTTGTACCAATGAGATGGCCAACTTATGGTGAAACTTTTGGTAATATTTCTGGTGCACCGTAATGGATTCGAACCACTGACAACCTGCTTGTAAGGCAGGGACTCTACCACTGAGCTAACGGTGCTTTACTCAAATACTCCAATAACTTCATTGACGTTTATTTGATATAAATTATCCATCAATTTAGTTGCTTTGTTCCAATTAATTAAAAGAACATTACCAACTTCAACATCATTAACTTCTGGTCCAATTGCAACGACTTTTGCTTTATCCGCCTCGTCGCTACTTTTGAGAATAATACCAGATGATGTGGTCAATTCCTTTTCAAGTTTTTCTACTATAACATTATTTCTAAGTGGTGTCAAGTTCATTTTAATATTCCTATAATTAATTGGGGTGTCCAACGAGTACCGACCTCGTACCTACTCTTTCACAGAGAGCAATGCTTCCACTACACCATGGACACCATTGTTATGCTGCTAATACTTCTTTCAATCTGTCTGCTGCATAAGAAGCCGCAAATGCTCTTGGCTTTACCATAGGTATCACATTACATGTACCACGAATATAACCAACTGCTTGTTGAATGACACAAGATGATCCATGCATTTCATTAGGATTAATATCCAAGTGTACTTCAACATAACGATCTTCTAATACATCAGCAAGGCTTTGAAACAGTTCTGATACTTTATATACTTCATTCATCAAACGCATAGAAGGACGATCTTTACGTTGATCATAATCTCTTTCTCTTGTTACTTCACCAAAAATTTTGCAGCCATGACGTCCATCTATGTGTACAACAATTGCGGTTGTATAATCTGCATACCAAACACCATTCATATTAAATCTTTCGGAATCTGCACCCAGATAGATTTTTGTTTCTGGTGACTGAGCAAGAATATACTCTTTTACTTCCTCTAGATTTAATTTTTTCATTATAACTCCTGTTATGTTAATGGCCCCGGAGGAGGGAATCGAACCCCCACTAACGGTTTTGGAGACCGCCGCACTGCCATTATACTACTCCGGGTTTATTTCATTAGTAATATAATCACCACATTCATCACTAATTCTGTTCATTTCTTTTAGTGCATCTAACACACAATCTTCTGTACTTAGGATGTCTTGAAAATCTGAAGAACTTTTTTTGATGTTGCATTTACAACTTTCACATTTACATTGTTTTTCTTTTTTGAAGATTTTATCCCAATTGTCATTAAATGTTTTTCTATCTACACTATATGGTCTGGGATTACTTCCTTTACCTCCATCTGACATATTTAACTCCTATTAATTGGTCCTCACTCTTGGAATCGAACCAAGCACCCTCGCCTTATCAAGACGATGCTCTAACCTACTGAGCTAAGTGAGGATAAAACTGGCCGGTCCTGAAGGAATCGAACCTCCACTTGATGGTCCGTAGCCATCCGTAATCATCCATTTTACTAAGGACCGCTGGTGGTAATGGAGAGACTTGAACTCCCAACACACACCGTATGAAGGTGCTGCACTACCATTGTGCTACATTACCTAATACTTAAACTAAGATTCTGAATACGGAGAATAATGTAAGTACGTTGACAGCAAATATTTTTCTCCTGAAATTGGTTTTTCTCCGATATGAGGAAACATCCAATTAGAAGGAAATATTACTAACTTACCTTTCTCTGGTTTTATTGAAACACCTAAACTTGGAAATGCTGTATGGCCGCCTTCTTCTATGTCGTTCAAATATACAAACATGGATAAAAATCTTGATCCTGCTTCTTGAGAGTAAGCATCAATATGCAAAGGAAATTCATCTTCTCCATTGAGTAAATATTTTTTAACTCTTAATTTTTCATTAAGAGGATTTGGTGGAAACGTTTTCTCTAATCCAAGTTCATTTACATATTTGTATGCTTGATCATTAATATCTCTAGCAACTTCATTGGTTATTCTTTCATTTGGTTTCCAATATGGTGTATTGTAGAAAAAGTCTGTATACACGATTTGGTTAAATGTTGGCTGCCATCTCCGATTTCTACCTTCAAATCTTTGAGCAGATTCCATATGTGTATCATAGAAATCAATGAAGTAATCACACATTTCATTAGAAAGAGTGTTTGGAACTTCTTTAATAAAGTTTTTTAAATTCATAGTCAGTTATATGATGGTCTGAGTGGAGAGGATCGAACTCCCGACCTCCTGCTCCCAAAGCAGGCATTCTACCAGGCTGAACTACACTCAGAATTATATTATAATATCCGTTAATTGGTTTTTAGTTAATTCAACATATTGATCTTTTATTCCTTCACCTTGATCTTTGTATAGATCACATGCACAATATGCACAATTTTTTCCAGTTACAAGATAATTTATTACTATGTTTTTGTAGACTTGATTAATTGTGTCATATTTAAATAATTCACTCACATCAACATTGTTCACCCGTAAGATTTCAATAGCATTGAAAACAAAAGACCGATCGTCAATGTGCTGCAAATTATTCACATTCAAAAACTTAAAATATTTTCCAGAATCTTTTTTCGCAAGACTATACAATACAGAATATACTGTTCCTATTTTGTGAGAAAGTGTATTCGAAACAAACAGGTCTGCAACATCACTTACTGTTCCTTTATTACTTATATCTTTAATAGCAACTTTATCCCAAAGGAAATTCCAATCACTAATTATCATGTAATCTAAAAGTTCTCTTAGTTTTTTTGGATCTTCTTCGTCAGTTAAATACGATTTTCTATCGCAATTATAATTCATCAAATAATAATACTGGTCATTCTCTTTATCGTAGTTTATACAATCTAAAATCTCAACAGAAGATTTCTCAAACGACATTGAATTTAGTACTACGGTTCCTTCTTTAACACCGCAAGTTCCTATGAAGTCAGAAAAAAATGGTTGAAATCTTTCTTGAAATATTCCAGTTTTATTTTTAAAACATTTTTTTACAACATAATATCCCGAATAGAAAACGGGATGTTTTCCAATATTCTCATATTCATCGTTATTTACATCTAAAATAGCATGAAAAAAATATGGTACTCCTATGCCTTTGTAATAGCAATTTTTGCCTTTATATACTCTACTATCTGGAATGTACTCAACGTCATCATTGATGATCAATTCATCAATTGCAACTCCAGAAGAATTGTAAATAGGAACTTTTATCATTTTTTAAATAAGTGGAGCGGGATATCAGAATCGAACTGATAACAGGAGCTTGGAAGGCTCACGTTTTACCATTAAACTAATCCCGCATGTTTGGTGCCTCTTGACAGAATCGAACTGCCAATCCATGATTACAAATCAAGTGTTATACCATTTAACTAAAGAGGCTATAATGTTTCAATAATCTTTCTACCTACTCTTTGTACATCTCTAGTATTTCTTTCACCAAGAATTACTATTGTATATTTTTCACCATTTTTTGTCAAGAGCATTGCAAGACATTTGCCAGCAGCATTAGTAAAGCCAGTTTTAGATATCTCAATCTCTTTGTATTCTTTCAGTAAATTGTAATTTGTATTATTAACTACCATCAAAGATTGTTTCTTTTTTCTCTTTGATTGTTTCGTAAATTTCACATTTTCAAGTGCTGCAAGATTTTTCATTGTATCAAAATTGTGTGAATAATTTAACAATATTGATATGTCTCTTGCGGTACTTATATTCTTTCTTCCTATGCCAGAAGGATCTTCATAGGAAGTATGAACCATTCCTAACTGTTCTGCTTTGTGATTCATGTTAGCAATGAAACCACTTCTACCACCTGAGTATGCTTTTGCTAAAGCCTCAGCGGCTTGATTGTCACTTTTAACCAATAGCAACTTTAATAATTCTTCTCTACTCAATTCTTTCTTACCTAAGAAACCTCTGTAAGAAACTTTTCCATTCAATGATGCACCACTTTCAATAACAACAATCGCAGTCATCAATTTTGTAACACTTGCAATTGGTCTTACTCTTTCGGATGCGTATTCATGTACTACTTCATCTTTTGTTACATTATAAACAAAGGTTGTTGCGGATGATACATTGGTTGATAGTAGTAAAGCTAAAGTAAAAACTAATTTCTTCATTTTAATTCCTGTGTGTGTAAAGGAATATTTATGGTGGAGGATAACAGAATCGAACTGTTAATCTCGGCTTGCAAAGCCGATGTTATCCCATTTAACTAATCCCCCTAGTATGTTAATTTGAAGTTTTAGACTGTATCAATTCTAAAATTTTTCCGAATGTGCGTACATCTTTTGTATCATATTCGTCGATCTCAATTTTGAATTGTCTTTCAATGGAAAGCACTAATTCTAGTAAATCAAGACTGTCGGCGTCAAGCTCCGAAATTAAATTAGTACAGGTATCAAGTCTATTATCGACTACCTTGAACTGTTTTGAAATTATCTCTTTGAGTTTTTGTTCTTGTTCAAATTTGTATGATCTATCAGCATCCACTAGTTTGGCAAAATCATCATGACTAATCATTTTTCCTTTAAATCTTACATGAGTAGCTAATTTATTTTCTGGATATAGATGATTTAAATAAGTAATTACTCTTGCCATAGTTCTTTTATCACCATCACTAACATTAGTTGGTCTAGCATGTAATGTAATTTCTTGATCCATAAAAACAATTTGACCATCTTGCCAGTTCTGAGTATATACGTATTTGTCTTGATAAACTTCTTTCTTTAACTCATTCATGACTCTATGGCTTTCTTCTAACGACATGCCAACAAATCCATTAAATGTATGTGATGGAAATTTTATACCAGGACGCCCGGTAGCGGTTTCTCTATACAAATGAGTTTCCATTCCATCTATTGGCACCATGTTGTATTTTAGTAGCATGGTTTGAAGATAGTTCAACCCCGGAGCCATGACTCCATCAACCCATTTGTGTTTTACAATCAATTCCTTCACCATGCTACGTATGTCCGAACTCAGCGATTCGTAAGCATCATGTGTACATAAAAATGTTGTTTGACTGTTTACCGTGTCACTTATACTTTGTAAACCAATAATACGTTGTGCATCATCAAATGCACATTGGTCACTATGCCAATCTAATTCACCGTTACTGAAAATGCCTCGAGGACGACCATCATCATCCTTTTTATAACTTACCATAGATACTGCCGGACTGATGTCCTTCCCTGCATCCTTAGCGATATATCCTAAATTAAGTAATATCTCTCTCCAATGTCTACCTGAAATTTTACGTTGAATAACATATTCATGTATAAGGGCTCGGCTTGAGTCGCCCCATTGAGTCATAATGTTATATACTTGTTCAGTAGGTATTCTTTCATTGACAAAAACAATACATTGACTAGCACAAAGTCTACCTAATTCATCAATTTCTTCTTTAGAGTTCCAGTCTATATCATATGCTTCAAGACCAACACTGGCCCCATAATTTAATCCACGAGTTTTCATTTGGATTCCTTCACTAAAAAATTTGATAATAATTCAAGTACGAATAATGTATTCTGTATATAGCCTTTGATACTTTTATTTGGTGGGTGCCCAGGGATTCGAACCCCGTATGCCGAAGGCGACAGATTTACAGTCTGCTGAAGTCACCAATGCTTCTCGACACCCATAATTGGCTCCGGAGGTTGGGATCGAACCAACGACATATGGATTAACAGTCCACCGTTCTACCACTGAACTACACCGGAATAAATTTGGCGACACTTAGGGAACTCGAATCCCTGACCTCTGCCGTGACAGGGCAGCGTTCTAACCAACTGAACTAAAGTGCCATATAAAAATATTCTGATACAAAATACTTTTATATGGTAGGTGCGGTGAGACTTGAACTCACAACTTATCGGTTAAAAGCCGATTACTCTGCCATTGAGTTACGCACCCATAATCTTACCACTCTTGTCACTATCCATGACAGGTCTCCTTTGTAAAAAAATTAAGGTGTCTAGCTACTTGTTTTCCACGCAAGCCCTAGACTGAGTTGTTACCCTGTCCGAACACTAATCAGCGATTTGCTACGTAGTGTCCACGCTGCTATGTTGTCTGCTTTCGACGGCGCTAACGGTGCCATAGCCACCGGGACAATTCTCGTCGCCACACGCTACTTTCAGGAAAGTAGTAACCGGAAACCATATTGAAGTATACTTATTATGAATATACTTTAATATGGTAGACCGTAGGAGAATCGAACTCCTCTTACTGCCGTGAAAGGGCAATGTCCTAACCGATAGACGAACGGTCCACAGAAACTTCAAATTGTTAAAGAAACTCAACTACAGAAACATCATTGTACATTGGCTCAATCGTTTTGTCAAGCGTGTTGTACAAATACAACATGTTACTACTTTTGCAACTGGAACAACGGGTCAGATTCGAACTGACGGTTTTAAGGTTTTGCAGACCTTTGCATTGGGCCACTCTGCCACCGTTGCATCAACTGGTCCTTCGGTGTGGAGTCGAACCACATCCTGGGTCTTATCTGGACAAATGCTTATAAGGCATCCTGCTCTACCGTGAGCTACCGAAGGTCATTCTTAAACACAAAATAAAGAAGCAAAAAAATGATAACTATAACTATCGCAGCCATTCATAATTACTCCTTTCCTTTTGTTCATTAATTGGTGGAGATAGTTGGATTCGAACCAACGGTACTGTTTAATCAATACGACGGTTTAGCAAACCGCTGCCTTAAGCCTCTCAGCCATATCTCCTACTATTACAGCAAACTTATAAAACAAAAACATCATAGCAGCCACAGTAAAACCCATTCCTATCCAATAACCTAATATTGTTAGTAGTATGATTGCTATATCCATTTCTTCTCCTATCTGGCGGAAGCGGTGAGATTCGAACTCACGGACCTTTTACAGTCGGCAGTTTTCAAGACTGCTGATTTAAACCACTCATCCACACTTCCTTAACCATGGCAGGGATACTAGGATTTGAACCTAGACTAACAGAGTCAAAGTCTGCGGTGCTGCCGTTACACTATATCCCAACAGTAAACAAAAAACCCCTAGTTTTTACGCTAGGGGTCTTGTGTTTAGATTAAGATTTCTAGTCTATACACGGACCCCAAAGGCGAACCATAACGCATCTCCACAATTACTTGTGTGATACTCTGGCTGAATTATAATGGGTTTGCGTATGGACAACATTGTAATCTTTCTAACTAAATTTAATATGTTAACATTATATAGTAAACTTTTTGAATTGTCAATGCTTTTTTTGTTGTTTTTTATGAAACTTTCCATTTTATCGGAATTGAAATAATTGGATCATCAGGATTTTTAAATTCATCAAATATGTGCCAAAGACAATTCAGTACCACAAATTTATATAACAACCCTGGTTCTCTACCATATGCATCAATTTCCCAAGGATGATTCCAATAATCAACCTTACTTTGGTCTATCTTTTTATTCTTCCATCTAGACAATACATCATCAGTTTCATTCATGATATATTGTTTGACATGTACCATTTCATGTGCAAGTGTTTCTAGTATCAATCTTGCACCGATACCTGAATGTATTTCTATAAGAAATTCTCTAGGTTGTTTTTTAGTATTGAAACCTGCAATACTAGCATAACCATATTCTTTAATCTTATTGGTAAAGACAATCTTGGTTTTACAGTTATTCCGTATTCTTGTGTTTGGGATGAGTTCTTGGGCAAAGAAAGAGGCTGCCTCAGACACGAAAGGCTTGAAGTCTTTATCTGGACATTTGACAATCTTGAATTGCATGGGTTTTCCTTTATATACCCACTACGCATCAATATTTATCTTTTAACCCTTCTCCGCCCCGTCTGACGGCTCTGGGGACTTAATTACCTCTACTCCACATAAAGATAAGAATCTCAGACCATCATTGGATCTCTAGTCTTTCTCCTAGTAGACCGTCTGAATACCAGCAGTAAATATCTGTTTGGCACAATCAATACATGGTGCATGAGTAAGAAACATGGTAGCATCTTTGCCAGATTCTGTACTTTTAGCTAACTTTGCAATTGCATTGGCTTCTGCATGGATTACTTCAGGTTTGGTTTTGAGTGTTCCTTCTTCTGTAACATCTTCACAAATATTAGACCAACCAGGTGGCATACCATTATAGCCGATTGAGATAATTCTGTCATCTTTGACTATGATGGCTCCAACATGTAGTCGCTTTGCTGATGACAATTCAGCAAATCGTTTTGCTACATCCATGTATGCTCTAATATATTTTGTTTTCATATTATTTGGTGGGCCGGGAGAGATTCGAACTCTCTATCCCCCGATTATGAGTCGGACGCTTATACCAATTAAGCTTCCGGCCCGAACTGGTCCGGCTGCCAGGAATCGAACCTGGATCAGAGGCTTAGAAGGCCACTGTACTATCCATTGTACTACAGCCAGTTAGTCTTTGTAATCTATTTTGTTGACAAATGAGAACTTCCGTTCTTCTTCCCAATCTTTGAGATACTCATTATCTTTATCAAAGACCTTCAAATATTCTGCATCATCTATTTCACGAACGGAAGTGATATTTTCATCAATATGATATTGTGAAAATTCTTTTAAATTATCACGTTCACAAACGACTTCATCACATGCATGTTCTTCTTCTTTGGCTTCAACAACATACCGATGACGGAAAATACTCACAGTTTCAACCAAATATTTTTTCATATTAGTCTTTCGTCAGCACCAAACATATTACGAACAATTTTATCTTTAATCATAGCAGGTACACTTTGATATGGCCATTCAAGCCAAAATGGACAACCGTTTTCCCACTTACTATTACGAATAAAATAACCATATGCAGCTAGGTCTTTTTTATTCGTAGGGTTAAAAATTCTACGGCTGTACATTGCTTGTGATAATTTATTCAGAATCATTTGACATACTCCAGGTTGTCTTTACGCATATAAAAAACTTTAGGGTGTTCAGATACTTCCTTGATGATAGGAAGAAATGCAATACCGTCTATGTCCTTTATAGGCCAATGAGAATAGGTGTAATAGACCTCATCAATATGAAGTCGGTTACGAACCTTCTGTAAGATTTCTTTGGGTTTTTGATAAGGTTTTTTCATAGTGTATGTAGTATATCACAGGCAAACTCAAATGTCAAGAGGTGGGGCATTGCACCCCACCATTATTACCAATTACTTGGAATCGGCTTCTTTAATTGCAATTTTCTTAACGGTTTCTTGTGTTTGGTATAGGTTTTCTAACCAAACTCTTAGCATTCCGTTAACCATTTCAGCATCTTTAATCTCTACCTTGTCGGCAATAGTAAAGGTACGCTGGAATGCACGATTTGCAATTCCTTTGAAGATATAGTTTTCCGCTTCATTGTCGTTTGATTCGCCTTTAATCACCAACTTGTTACCTTCTACGGTAACTTCAATATCAGATTTAGCAAAGCCAGCAACTGCCATTTCAATGACGTACTTATTGTCTTTTACTTTTTTAATATTGTATGGTGGCCAGTTTGGAGCATTCTTTGCGATATTGTTTGCAGTATCTTGTAGTTGGTCAAATAGCTTGTCAAAACCAACAGTGAATGGCTCATAAACGGAACGGGAAGGGAAAAGTGAGGTAAGAGTCATGTAAGTCTCCTTAGTTAAGCGAGTTAATAAACTGTAGACCCCGAAGGCATCTACAGTCATATTTATATCACACTAAGGATTCTCTGTCAATCTTTTTTTGCTTTCTTGCCAATATTGTATTTTGGTACAAGTTGCCAATCATCTTTCTCACGGAAACCAATAATCTTGATTTGCGATAGACTGACTTGTAGGTCCTCTGCTTTCTTAGAATCTACTAGTTTTAGGAGTCCCCAATCTTCTAGTAGCAAAGCAATCGTATTCCTACGTGCCAAATCATTCTCCGTAATATCCGTAGGCTTACCATCTAACGCAAACAATTCTTTGAAATGTACAATATAGTACTTTCCTTGTTTGTGTAGTATGTGGCAAGACTGATAGAGCAGCTTTTCTTTTTTGGATGCAACACCAATACGAGTTAATGTTTCACGAATCTTCAGAAAATCATCTTTCTCATTTAGCGTCACTTCAACCATATCTTCTATACGAATCATTATTTCCTCACTCCGCCTTTATCTGTTTTTGTTTTTATATAAGCGATTTGTTCATCAGATA